ATTGTCCCGGTAAAAATCTACGTGGTACTGCCAGGCCAGCTCATCCACCAGGGCTTCCGAAAGGTTGTCCAGGTTTGGCAGCAACAGGAGCAGCATGCGGTCAGCAAAGACCTCATCGAACTGCGGCTGGATGGAATCGCAGATGTCCTGCACTGTTTTGTCGCCGGCAATACTGGATGGAAGCGAATTCTTGATGTTGCCAGAATCATAAAGACTACGCATCTTCCGTACCTCCGTACTGCACCGTCACTGTATTTGCCACGCCAACATGTGTTGGATCCAACGCTGTGAATGTCGGGCTTGTCACTGTCACGCGCTTGGCGCCGGCGTTCACGATTTTCTGAATCAGCACGGAAGGGTTGATGTCCCTGCCGATTTTGCTCTTGGTCCACAACACGAACTCATTCACCGCAGCCGTGACCTTGTTCTGGATGGCGGTCTCCTGGTCGATATCGTCCGTGTCGATGTAGTAAGTCACGTTGATGTTGTAGCTGGTCACCGTGGGAGCCTGCACTGTCACATTGTCTGTCAGCGGACGTTTCGTCCGGTCACTGAGGGCGTTGCTCACAATCTGCAGAAGTTCCGAACCGGGGAGCGCCCCGCCTTCCAGCAGGACACGCACATCCACCGCACCGGGTGATGGTGAATCGACCGCCACATCCGAGATGAGGGAAGAGGCGTGTTTTGCGAACCACTTATAGGCGCCGATGGGGCCGGCCACGGAGAACGATTCCGGAGCCGTGTGGATAGCTTCCCTGTAGGATTCATCCTCTTCGGTTCCCGCGCCGCCTTCTGACAGTGTGGTATTTGCCACGCTGGCCACATAGGCCACCGGGTCAACCAGCGTTTTTATCTGCCCGGCAACATAGCCGTTGCCGATTGTCCCTGCTTCGGTGCAGGTTGCGGAACCAATCCCTGTGGTGTTGCCGGCAGTAATCACCATGGAAGCATCCAGAGCGAAGAACACCTGCCCGTCTGCCGTGAAGCGTGTCCCGGCAGGAACTGTCACGTTATAGGTCAGTGCCCCTGACAGCGTGACCTGCATGGTCGTTTTCGCATTCGCGGCAGGTATCCGGTCGACGCCTACCAAAGCGCCGATATGGTCCAGGTTGTTTCCTTTTGCGTATCGCAGCAGGTTCTGTTTCCCGGTTTCGTTGATCGCGTTCATCAGCAGCACGACGACATAGGCGATGGTCAATAAAAAAAGGCGAACCGGGTCGCCTTTTGCCAGTGTTCTTTTTGTGATGGTTTCGTAGATGTTTATGATGGTCGCTTCCACCTTCTGGGTGTCTGCCTCCACAAAGACTACTTCCGGCAGGTTATTCATACTGCTCATCGATGTTCACCTTCACTTTCGCAGCCAGGGTGCCGTTGATGGTGGCCACCCAGTCTATATTTGTTACCGCCGCCCTCGGCTCATACTTGGCAACACCAAGGATAAGCTCCGAAGCGAACCGTGCCTTTGCCACCTCCAGCGGCATGTCCAAATGTTCCGGATCAAGCCCAAGATCCCGGTCGAGTGGCACACTGCCCTTTATCGTAGCGATGACGCACCGCACGTTCTGCAGTACTTCTTCCACTTCCGTAGTTGGGCCAAAGTTGATGGGCGGCATATGCCCAACGGACAGGATGTCATTTCCCAAAGCCGCCGCGTCGGAGTGCCCGGAAGACACCGTTCCGATAGTGAGTTCGTACGTTGCCATATCAGATCAGCCTCCCCGGATATTCTTCCAGCGTGACGGTCACATCCACGATGTAGAGGTTCCCGCCTGCCCAATGCTTCACATCTTCCTTCAGACTTTTTAAAATCCAAAGGCCGGTGTTAGCGCCTAATTTGTTTTTGAACAGGTACCGCTGCAGGATGTTGCCGATGACCTGGGAACCAAGCACCAGTGTGAACGCCTCGCCCGTGTCCCGCATCCTCCGCAGCCGTTCCAGTATGTTTTCCAGATTGACGCCATGGTCTCTCCGGAGCGAGATTTTCATTGAAATTTTTTCAACGTCCGGGCCTAAAAACTCCTGGACCGGTTTGTCACCGATAATATTGTGCTTGGCCCATCTGCCTTCCGAGTCCCGGCTGAAATCGGAAAATGTCAAAAGATACCGCCGGGATGTGATGAATGGGATGTCCCCCATGTATCCTACAATCATAGCTAACCTCCTGCGTACACGTTCCCGCTGCCTTCCATCACGCTACTGCCGCAGCTGACCGGATCGCTGATGCGACCGATCTGCAAACTGTTCACATACACCGTGCTGCTGCCGGAAGAGATGATGCCGCTGTGAGGAGCGTGGATGAGGCATCCATGCGGTACATAGCTGTCTGACTGCCTTCCACATTTTCTACCGTTCACGTACACATCTCCGGATCCGGTATCCAGCGGTCTGGGCGGACAGAGGTCATGTCCTGTGTCATTGTCGCCTACGCGAGTAACTGCAGGCATAGTTGCACCTCCTATGGATTCAGGTCTATTCTGGGTGCCGTAAGAATCATATGGCTGCTGGCATGGATATGCACTTCACCATTACCGTCAAACCGGATATAGCTTCCATCCGGAACCTTCAGGCAGCGCACATTTGGGTCTGTTTCTTCCGGTGGATCCTCCGTGCTGTAAAAGCCTCCAAGGACGAAACCTTTGTTGAGTCCTACACCGGATATAATCGGCAGGAAACAGCAGAGAACCTGCATGTTGACTTCCGGTACCCAATAGCCTTTGGTCTTGTAGCTGCCGATAACGATGATAGGCAACTCATCAGATACCACATTGTCTTTGTCTGGAAACGTGACTCTGACGGTGCAGTTCTTGCCGTTCACACTGGAAACTTTTCCGATACGGAAGATGTCCCGGATGATACGATAAACCATATCCTTAATATCCATTCAGACACCTCCTCACTTCAATGCTTGTTTGATAGCCGTTGCCGATGCTGTGGCTGGCGCGGGTGATGATGTACTTGCCGTCAAACTTACCGAAGCCGGTAATGTTCACGGTCACCGCCGCAACCAGGTTCAGATTACCAGGAACCGTCAGACTGCCTGTCCATTCCTGGCAGTTCTTTTCCCGGAGCCGCTTTTTTGCCAGCCGTTCCGCTTCTGCGATATTTTCAACATCCTCTTTGATTTCCAGCGTCTTGCCTTCCTTTTTGTCAGGGTCTGTGAACGTGGCTTCAATGATTTCTTTCTTCTTGCCGTGCTGGTACCGCACATGGCAGGCTTTGTAAATGTCCCTGGATTTGTTGCTGAACGAATAGCTGAGTAAGTTCGTCACAGTAATACCGGTACCTGCTGTGTAAAACGTGTTTGGTTTTACGATGGTAATTTTCGGTTCCTCCGTTTCGTATTTGGATTCATCAAAAATGACCACTTTGTTTTCTGTGACCTTCAGCGCCAGTCCGTGATCCTTCGTCAATGCCAACAAAAAGGACAGGTCAGACTGTTCCGTCTGCTCTGTCCTTTCCAATGTTGGGTTTTCTTCTGTGTCATAAACCAGTTCCATGCCGGCGCCGCTGGCGATGTCGTTGGCGATTGTTTTCAGTTCCGCTTTTTCCCAGCTCCGGGTTCGTTCCACGCCGCGCAGTTTGTTGTCGCTTGGTATGGATACCGCCCGGATATTTATTTCGGACGGGTATCCGCTGCTGCCGATTTCATCCAGTTCGAACAGGCCCAGACGAAGGGATTTGTTCCCCGCAGAGAGAGAATCCCAATTCACTGTGTTCAGTGTGGCTTCCAGTGTAGCCCCTTTATCCGGGAACCAGTTCCCCTGCCATGCGCCTGCCTTGTCTTCCAACGTCAGATCCAGGGTATCTGCTTCCCCTGACATATTGTCTGTGTAGCTTAACCCCTTGAGATGCGCCGCCAGATCTACCGAGATGTCTTTTTTGTTATACAGCACCGTGGCTGTCAGTCTTCTGGCCAGCATAACTCATCGCCTCCATGGCGGCAGTGCATCCGGGGATGGCGCTTCGTATTCCGGAAGCGTCAGCACGATTCCGGCGGAAAAGACCACCGTGTCCCTGTGTTCCTGGTTTGCTTCCAGTAGGCTGTTCATGGCATGCTCCGTGCCGTATTTCTTTTTGGCGATGGAGTCCCACATGTCCCCCTGGATGGTTGTATAGGTATTAGCCATACTGCACTCTCCTTTGCTCCCGCTGGAATTGCTCCATCAGCTCACGGAACTTCTGGAAGGATATCTCTGTAGCCTGCTGCACTTCCTGGCGGTCGGCGTTCCCGTTGACTACGATGTTCGGGCTGAACGTGATATTTATGGGCGCCGTTTCCGCTGGGCGTTCCTGCGGACGTACTATTTCCTTGATACGCTCCACCAAGGTTTCTTTCTGTGTAGACTGCGGCGCATTGATATCCGGCAGTCCGGCAGGCTGCGCCTGCGGATTGAACATGGCCGTCACAACAGGAGTCTTTGCCAGCGCTTGGATACGCTGACCGATTTTCACCTGGGGAGTGTCTGCCTTGGGAACGTTGAACAGCGGATTAAAGACCGGCGATACTTCTGGGGACGCAGCCGTAGCCTGGATAACAGGGGAGACGCCGGGAGCATCCATCTTCGGCACGTTGACTACATTTTGTACCATTGCCGGATTCACGATCGGTCGGAGTATCGGAGCTGTTTCCGTAACCTTTGCCATGGCGTTCACAATAGGAGTGTCTGCCTTCGGTACATTGACCACGGGATAGACATTCGGAGCCTGTGGATAAGCCGGAGGCATTGTTTCCTGGTTCACAATCACGTCCGGCACTTTGTCCATGGAAGTAAAGATGGGTTTCAGCACAGGGCTTGCCGGGTTAACGATAATGTCTGGTACCGCCGCAACTGCTTTGACAAACGTCTTCACGATGGGAGAGTCCGCTACCGCCTGGATCATATTCTTTATGACAGGCGGGGCCTGCAGAATCGGTTTGCTTTCCGGAACCTGGATAACAGGTGACGGTGCTGTGATAGCTGCCTGTTCCACATTCACCGATGCAGGAGACACTTCAATTGGCGGCATATTCACTGCCGGGGTGGCTGCGGCTACATTGATTGTAGGGTTGAACGCAGGGGATACCTGTAACATTGGCTGCAGAGGGTTCCCCATGATCTGGTTTGTCTTTGCCAGCAGCCCGATATTCCGTTTTGTTGGGGTATGTGGAATGGCTGATTCACCGGACTCCTCGGCAAAGGTCGTCAGGAAAGCACCCTTGCTGTAAATGCCGCCAGTTGCGTTTTTACCAACTTCATATTCTCCGTTGTCAACATCGTACCTCCCGCTATTTAGCATGTTCTTAGCAACAGTCACACTGATAGGATTTGATAAAAAGTTCTTCAGTTCTTCCCATTTTTTAAACACCCAGTCAATTGCGCCTTGTATTTGTTCTTTAAGATAATTTTGGAATCGGAATATAGCAGCTGCAGGATTATCCCAGAAATACTGCAGGTATGATTTCAGTTCATCCCAATGTGAAATCACATAGGTAACTGCGCCTATCACCCAACCAATAGGCCCGGTGACGAACATCAGCATTCTGGCCGTAGGGTTTTCCCACAGATTTGTGAAAAATGTTTTGACCTTATCCCAGTTTTTGTATAGCAATGTGCCTGCAACAACCAAGGCAGAGATGCCAACCAACACAAGGCCGATAGGAGTTCCAGCCAAAGCGAGATTAAACAACCGTTGCGCAGTAGTACATACATTGATGGCTACTGCCCATGCTCTACTGGCGACCGCTGCGATTTTTTCGGCTGCAGC